ATCCGTTACTGACCAACGTGGTATTACGATTTTTAACGCTGTAACTCAACACACAGGTGGCCCATGAGCATTACCCGTAATGATTTAAAGATATTTAAGCCCGAGCAGTTGGGTACCAGTGACGATGCAGGTGGTCAACGCACCCGTAATGCGGTGCAGTCTGGTAAGTTAAATGAGTTGTTTACTGCTATTTCTGACATTGACCATGCGCAATCGTCGCTCGATATTGTGAAGTGTTATCCAGCATTAGACACCACCGACACTGGCACCTTGCTCGATGCCCATGTCTTTATTAGTCAACCGCCAACCGATCCGCTTGTGTCTATGCTGTTGGTTGAGGCTGATGCATTAGATGACGAAGACCGTATGGTCGAAATGAAAGAGATTTTAGAATCGTCAGTTACTGCTGGTTCATTAATCCGTCAAGGTGCACCTGGCTTCTTACCTAATCAAAACAGTTTTAGCCGCGAGTATTTACAGTCTACGTATATGTTCGATGGCAAAGAGTATCGCAAAACCACCAGTTTACGTGTGGGCCAAGTGATTGCGATTGCAGTTGAGTACCCGGGCATTGAAGATGCTGATTGGCCACGCAAGATACATTACGCCATGGTGACCGATACTAATGCACCAGGTAACAGCGAGGGCAATATAGTATTTGATCCACCAATCGATTTTGCTACCCCTGAATATAATGTCACTGTAAATGCCACAAGTAACTGCACTAAGCTGCGCTTAACCAATGAAGCCAGCCCATTAACGTTTCATGGTGTGAGCAAGTTAACTTCCGCGAGTAGCAACAAGAATCTAGCCGTGCAAGCAGTGCAGCAAAACCTATTGCCAGTAGTATTAAGTGAACAAGTTAAAACAGGGCAGGCAATTAGCGACGGCGATATAGTGCGTAAAACTGTATCGCAAACGGCATCTACTGCGCAAAGCTATCAGTTCTCCTTGGTTGATGTGTTGCAGGGTACCAACATTGCCGTTGATTACACTCCAATCACCAGTTACACATCGGGTGGTATTCAGTACGGTAGTGATGATGCCATTGTGGTTGTTAGTAGCGACACGGTAAGTGTGACGTTATCACGCAAGCCTGACTTAAATACCCCAGTGTCATTGCAATACATCTCGGGTGTATCATATCAAAACTATGATAATGCTGATGCATTTCCTGCAGATCGCGAATTAGTGCCTAACACGTTAACAGGCAAGGTGACTTATCAGGGAAGTGCATTACCGTTTACTGAACGTGATGGTGCATTATACATTTCGACCGTATCGGGAGTGGGCTCGCTTGTGGTTCGTGAAGAAATACGCGCGGCGATTGTGGATTATCAAACTGGCAGCATCACATTAGAGTCTGGCATGACTGACTTAATCTATGTTGGATTAGTGATTGCGCCAGAGTCAGCCAATGTGGCCACGTTTGTACTGAATGCCAGTGATGCATTGTTAGATACCTTTTACCTGCAAGTATTTACCGTGGGTGATGTGTTAATCAGCGCCAGCTGTGACAGTAACGGCACGGTAACGGGTACAGGCATAAGCGGCAGTATTGTGAATAATCTGGTGCAGTTGTCGTTTACTCAAAACGTTAAGTTAAGCACCTTACGTTACGATATTACCGAGCAAGTGCGCAACTTACCGCCTGCTGATATTTATGGCCTAAACCCATTGCGCATCCCCAATGCGGGTATTGTCGATATTTATCGTGCCTGGGGCACTATCGCGGTGTCACACACTGACTATCAAAATGTTGTTAGCCCAAGCACTGGTTCTGTCATTACCATTCGCACTGGCAGTAACTTTGTTGATATTACCGACTCAACCGGCGCCAGTTTGTGGACCGTAACCAGTGATCACTTTAGCGTTGATAGCGTAGCCGGCACGGTTACGTTAAACAGTGACTTTAGCGGATTTACTGCGCCGTTTATTTTAAGTGACACCATTAGCGAGTTAGCTTTGGTCACTGCGGTTAGTGTCAATACAGTCACGATTTCAACGGCGTTATCGCGTGAGTATCCCATTGGTTCAAGTGTGGCCAGTGTGCAAATACTTGGAGACTTACAAGCGCGAGTCGGTAAGGTGCGCGACATGACCAGCTGGGCCAACAACTGGGACTTAGACGGTGACGCAGCCCAAGGCACGTTAAACACAGTAGATTACCCGATTGAGGTAACCAATGCGGCGGCAGTTAATGAGGATTGGGCCTTGGTATTTACCTCTTCAACAGCTTTCCGCTGTGTGGGTAAGCGTATAGGCCAAATTGCCACGGGTGATACGTTAAACGACTTTGCCCCGATTAATGCGCTAACCAATCAACCTTACTTTGTTATTCGCTCCGGTGCGTTTGGTGCTGGTTGGAATCCTGGTGAAGCCATTCGCTTTGCCACGATTGCCAGCGCCAAACCCGTAATGCCCATTCGTACAGTGCAAGCTGGCCACAGCCAAATCAACACCGACCGCGCTGTATTAGCGTTTCGCGGTAACGAAGCTTAATTATTTTTAATTAAAACTATTTTCGAATGAGTGCCGGCAACAATGTCGGTACTGCTTTCGCGTGAGGAAAAATCATGGGATTACCAGTAACAGTTTATCGTTGGGATGATGTGGGGGCCCCGCAGTTAGTTAATGGAACTCAATCAGAGTTTTTAGACATTTTCGACAAGTGTTTAGTTAATGGGTATGGTACTAAATTACCACTCGGTTGGACGACTGCGTTTACTTCCGCTACTGCTAGAATATATAGAAATGCAACAACTGATGGCGGGGTTGGTGGTTGTGTAAAAATGGAAAGGATAGGTACTAATGCACCATATAACTCTTTGAGAGTAACAGGGTGTGCTAATGCTACTAGTATTACAGCCCTTACAAACAAAGGGTTTTACTTTACATTATATAATGAACCTACTATTACTAAGTGGATTTTAATAGGTACTAAATTAGGGTTTTATTTCTTCACGGGTACTGATGCTAGTGTTGCTCAGGGTGGCACATTGTATACACCATCAATGTTTGTAGGTCAGTTTGATTCAATGTACCCCAATGACATTCATTGTTTTATAGCTACAAATTTTTATAACGATGCCGATAATGCTGCTGCTAATTGGACTACACAACTTGAATTTGGTTTATTCCAATTAGAATATACTGTTCAGAAAATATATCAAACTGTCAGTGGTACATTTAACACCAAACATAAATTAAAATTACCACTAAAACCAGCTAATGGTTACTATCAAATTGCACCAACTACAGTTAATAATGCTTTTTTTAAAATACCTATTGTAACGTATAACGATGATCAAATATCTGATACTGATAACTTATATGTAGACTCATCAAATGTACCATATCATCGAAGTAGCAAAATGCCTTTGCTACGTGGTTTTTTGAGCGGTATGTTGATGCGTTCTGTCGCAAGTGACAGTGAAATGGCTTGGCCTCCAATTCAAGTAATAGACGGCGTTACATATTATGGTATTGCTAGTGCTAGTTATGGTGGTCAACAATTTTTTGTTAATATGGAAAGTTGGTAATGAGTAACATTTATCTAAATCCTGTAATAAAAAACGGTATTGTGTTCATAGCATCTTTGCAAATTGATGTTGATCCTGATGCTGAACGTGTTGCTGTCTATGATTCTGATACTTACGACTTAATCGCGACTAAAAATTGTGAAACAGAAAAGGTGTTTACGATGTTTTTTGATGAATCATACGCAACCATTGATAAGTTAAACGTATTAATTGTAGATATAGATTTTCAATATAATGGCGCGGTATTAACTAGTGTTAGTTGTGAACTCGTTGATGCTAATATTGTATTATGATTGAATTACGATTTAGTCAGCCATGGCCTAATGCTACCTCACCAATAACGATTCGGTTTGAAGGTGACGTAGTACCAGAACCACCCATTATGGCACCATCTTTGGGTATTCATTTAGGTGTTACCTGGCAACCGCCATTACTCGCTGCCAATGATTACCAACTGGTAAGTGCAGGCAAACAACTCGGCAATCAAGTTCAGTTAGGTGTGCTATCTAATCCTGCAACAGACTACTGCGTAAAAATCCAATGGCAAAATAAATCACTAACTCAACGTCAAACGGTAATACATTATGCTGGCAATCCATTAACTGAGTTAACCATAAACTGGCAATGGTTTGTGGCGCCTGGTGTTGAGCAATACAACATATTGGTGTGGTTGGTACCGAATAAACACAGCACGGTTATGTCTATCGATTGGTTAGTAACCCCAAGGCTAAATACGCAGCAGGCTGATATCAATTGGTGTGATGGCGCACCATTAGTTAATGATATCACCACCGCTTACAGCTATGGCAATGTTAGACTAATTCAGCCAAGCATTGCTTGGGGCCCACATACCGCCAGTTGGATTTGCTCAACCCGCTATCGACCTCCTACGGGTAAGGTGACGATTCGGTTTAGCGAACCTTGGTCAAGTTCAAGCAGTCCATTGCAGCTGCGTTTTACCGCATCAGCAAACTATTGCTACTTTGACGACGGTGGTGGTTTAGTTGATGCCAACCCAAGCTTACCCAGCCTTGATTTTGAAACCCCCATTGAACCACAACTGCGCAGGTATTATTTAATGCAGCCAACTATTACGTGTGTGCGTGTGTCTGACGACGTACCGATTGTGATCAGTAATATCAATATCAGCCGCAGCCGTGGCCAGTGGGCCAGTTCGGTGAGTATCGATTTTTCAAGTCGCATCGATGCCAGCCGTGCTGAAAACCAACTGCTTAACGTCGGTATTAACGGCTATGAGTTTTTTGTTTTGGTAGAACAAACCAGTGTAAGCAAAGTGTTTGGTAATGAAACCTATCGTGGAACGGGCCGCAGCCGCAGTGCTGAACTTGCTACGCCGTATGTATTGCCGATTAGTTATACCAATGCAACATCACGCAGTTTTGCGGGTTTACTTAATGACATGCTGCAATTCACTGGTTGGACAATAGCGCTTAATGGCATCGTTGATTTTAACGTACCTGCAGGCGCGTTTAGCGTTGGCAATAAATCGCCCATTGATGCAGTGCAAGAAGCCGTTGCTCAATTGGGGTGCATGTTGTTATCTAACGATGAAACCAAAGCGCTAACCGTGGTTCCACGTTGGCCAACAGTACCGTGGTTAATGGACGGTGTAACACCAGATTTAACGGTGCATGATGCGGTGATCACTAGTTATAGCGAGTCAAAAGAAATCGGTACCGAGTG